GAACAGAAGAAAATCAACATCAATTCAAATTCATATTTAGAGTAAAATCAGTTCCTGGAATAAAAAAGGACTGGTTTTTTATTTATGAGGGATTGAAGTATGAGGTTATTTATTTCAACAGAGATTTTAAAGATAATCAGTTCATAGAAGTTTTTTGTGTAAGAAAAGAGGAGTAGAAATGGGAGTTTTTTCAACAAATGATTTAGAAGATCTTGAAAAAGAAGTATTAAGACTTGCTAGAAAATACCCAAAAGAAGCTAAAAAATTCTTACAAAAACAAGGTAATAAATTAAAAGCTAAGGCTAAAAAGAAAGCAAAATCTAAAGTAAAAGTTAAAACTGGTAACTATTTGAAAGGTTTTAAAAGAGGGAAAGTTTATAAATATAAAGGTGAAGAAGATACAGTTAGAGTCTATAACTCAACGCCTCATGCACATTTAATAGAGAATGGGCATATCATAAAAGATAAAACTGGGAAAGAACATGGTTTTAAAAAAGGAGAGCATATTTTAGAAGATTCACAGAGAGAGTTTCAAGATGAATTTTTAAAAGCTACAGATGACTTTATTGATGAAGTTATTAAAAATGGAGGTTTCTAATGATTAAACTAAGTCAGATACTAAAAGCAGTTAATACAAAATTGAAAGAAACATTTCCTAAAATACAAATTGATAGTAAGGATTTATCTGAAAAATTCAATAGACCTAGTTTTAGAACTGAATTAGATGGTCTTAAAACAAGTGCTTTTATGACAACTTTTAAGGAAAGAAACTTTACAATTAGAATTTATTTTTTTACTACTTTACCTGGTAAAGGAAGAGAAGAAAGATTAAAAATATCTGATGAAATTGAAAATGCTTTCTTAGGTACATTATGGGTAAATGAAACTTTTGCTATTCCTGTTGATGAAATAGAGTTTGAAGAAACTGAAGATGGAGTATTAATAGCAAGTTTTGATAGTTTAAGTATGGAAGAGATAGAAAATGATATAGATGGCGAAATGATGGAAGAATTAGAGTATCGTTTTGATAAGAAATAGGAGGTTAATATATGGGATTACCTAGTATTGAGATAATTTTTAAACAATTAGCAGTAACAGCTGTTAAGAGAAGTCAATTAGGAATAGTTGGATTAATAGTAAAAGAATCTACTAAACAATGGGATAGAAAGGTATACAAAGATATTACTGATATAAAAAGTGATGATTATTCTGCTGAAGTATTACCATTGATTAAAGATAGCTTTGAATACACTCCAAATAAAGTGGTTGTATTCAATGTTAAAGATGGAGCATTATCTGACACATTAAAAAAAGTTGCACAGGAAAGAATTAACTGGCTAGGGTTAGCTTATGATGGGAAAGATGGAGATACTGCAACTCTTGTAAGTTGGATAAAGTCAGTTAGAAAAGCTGGTAAAACTTATAAGGCTGTTGTATTTAAGGCTACTAAGCCAGATAACAAAGGCATAGTAAACTTAATGAATGACAAGGTTACATTTGTAGATAATAGAGGAGAAGTTGAAGGTTGGCAATATATACCAACAATCTTAGGAATGTTAGCAGGGTTGCCAATGACTAGATCTGCTACTAGCTTTTTATGTGGGAATTTAAAGGAAGTTTCTATATTTGATGAAATAGATGATGTTATTGATAAAGGTGGTTTTTGCCTATACAAAGATGAGGGAGATATAAGAGTTGCAAGAGCATGTACATCTTTAGAAGAAATTACACAAGATGAAACTGAAGATATGAAAGACATTATCATAATTGAATCTATGGACTTAATGAGAGATGATATTTACTCAACATTCAAGAAATGGATAGGTAAGTATAAAAACAAATATGATAATCAAGTTTTATTCTTTACTGCAATTAATGCTTATTTCAAAGAATTAGAGAAAGAGGATATTTTGGATAAAGAATATGATAACTATTCAGAAGTTGATGTTGAAGCACAAAGATTAGCTTGGCTTGGAGTAGGTAAAAAAGAAGTGGAAGAATGGGATGATGAAAAAGTTAAAAAGACTGCATTTAAGAAAAAAGTATTTATGAAAGCTAAAATTAAGATATTAAATGCTGTTGAGGACTTTAAGTTTACTATTAACATGTTTTAGAATGGAGGTAAATAATGGCTAATAAAATGGATAAAAATAAAATTTTAAGAGGTTCATTTGGTGCTGTATGGCTAGATGGAGAAGAATTGGGTTCTGTAAAATCTTTTGAGGCTAAGGTTACATTAGAATATGAAGATGTGGATATTATGGGAGAACTAGGGAAGTCAAAAAGATATATGGGCTTTACTGGTGAGGGAACTATGACATTACATAAAATAGATTCTACTATTGGAAAGCTATTAGCCGATGGTATAAGAAATGGTAATATGCCAGATTTTAAAATAGTTGCAAAACTAGATGACCCAACAGCTTATGGGGCAGAAAGAGTTGAATTAACAGGTGTAACAATTAGTGAATTAATGGCATTAAAATTTGAAAATAAAGCATTGAGAGAGGAAGAAGTTCCTTTTAGTTTTTCACATTTTAGATATATAGATATGATATAAGGAGGATATGAAAATGGCTAAAAATATAACTTTGGAAATATTAATTGCAAAAAAACAACAATCAGAAAATGATAAAATGAAAGTGGTACTATTCAATTCAGAAGTATTAGGTGGAACAATAGAAGTTGTAAAACATAAAGCAAGAGATGTAATAAAAATTATGGATAGTACACAAGAAAGAACAACAGAAGCATCTTACAATGCTAACTGTAAATTAATCTATAAACATTGTCCTATTTTACATGATAAAGAATTGCAAAAGACTTATGAAGTAGCACAACCTTATGAAATTGTAATACCTGTATTTGATGAAAATTTAGGGGAAATAAACAAGCTATCTAACTTTATTCTAAACCTTTATGGATTAGGTGAAGAATCTGATAAAGCTAGTAAAGTCTTAGAAGAAGAGATTGAAGATATAAAAAACTAATATTAGAGGATGCCGATATGGCATTCCTCTCTTTTTATACTTTAAAAGGCTTTTCTATAAAATACCTGTTAAATTTATCATATGAAGAAAAGTTATTTATGATGGCTACAATGGAGCTTGAAATTGAAAGATTGAATAAAGGTATATAATTTTCTTTACTAAGTATGTATGTAGTGTTATAATTTACTTTACAATACTATTTACAAGGAGGTGGGAAAATGAAAATCACAATTAGAAGTTGGTTTGGAGCAGAATTACAAGTAATTGAAAATGTTAATTATACTGATATGAGTGGAATGGGTGATGATATGTGTAGATTTTCAATAAAAAATAAATCATTTGATATTGAAACAACTAACCCTCGTTATTTTAAAGATGTCTTATATGACCGTTTAAAAGAAGGTAAAGATATAAACTTTTTTGTAGTCGGTAATGAACACTATAAATTATTAGCTTTTTATCAATCAAATAATTAGTATTTTAGCACTTAGTATTAAAAACTAAGTGCTTTTTTTATTTCAAGAAAGGAGGTTTAAATGGCAAAAACTATTGGTGTATTACTAAGTTTAAAAGACCAGTTTACAACACCATTACAAAAAGCAACTAAGAGTGTTAAGAATATGGATAGACAACTTGAAAAAGCTGGAAACCAAATAAAAGCTTTTGGTAATAGAGTAAAAGCAGGTATGAAGTCTGTAGCAAAATGGGCAGCAATTGGTTTTGGAGCATTAACTGCTGCAGCTGGAGTATTTATAAAACAGTCTATAGATGCTGCAAAAGATAAGCTAAAAGCTGACAAAATGTTGGAAACAAATTTAATGAAACAAGCTAATTTAAAAAAAGAACATATCCAGATGTTAAAAGATGAAGCTAGTGCATTACAAGATGTTGGAGTAGTTGGAGATGATGTTGCTGTTGCTGGAGCAGGGCAGTTAGCTGTTTATAAATTAAAAGCAGAGCAAATAAAAACTATACTACCTATCATTGATGATATGGTTGCTAAAGAAAAAGATTTTAATGGGACACAAGAAGATGCTATTGCTATGGCTGATGTGTTTGGAAAGGCAGTAGAAGGTAAAACAAAAGGACTTGTAAAATATGGAGTATCTTTAACTGATGCAGAAGAAAAATTATTTAAAACTATGAAGCGAGAACAAAGAGCAGAGTTTTTAAATAAGAAATTAACAGCTGCTATTGGTGGAACTAACAAGGCTTTGAGAGAAACAGATGAAGGTAAAATTGTAGCAGCAAAAGGTGCTTGGGGCGATATGCAAGCAGAACTTGGTAAAAAGTTAATGCCAAAATTAGGTGCTATTGCTGAGTGGTTTCATAGTAAGATACCAGCTATTCAAGATTTTATATTAAGTCTTGCAGATAAAGTTGAAGAATTAGTTACAAGAGCAGAACCTTATATAACACAAATTAAGGATATGTTTGGAAAAGTATTTGAAAAAGTTAAACCAGCACTTGAAGAAACTTGGCAAATATTATCAAATGCTGGAACTGTTGCAATAGATATAGCACAAGGCATAATAAATAATTGGAATAGAATAAGTCCTATTGTTTACACTATCGTGGGAGCAATTACAGCATATAACATTGCAATGACAATAAGAAATAACAAGGAGTTAATTTATGCAGGAATTATAAAAACTAAAATGGCTTTAGATACTGCACAAGCAATCCTTACTGGACAATTAACCATTAAACAATGGGCTTTAAATGCTGCAATGAATGCAAATCCTATTGGAATAGTTATAGGTGCTATTGCTTTATTGGTTGGTGGTATATGGTTACTGTGTAAAAATTGGGATTTAGTAAAGAAAAAAGTAGTGGAATTTTGGCAGAAATTAGACAATAATCCATTAGGCAAGGTACTTAAATTTATAATTAAGTTTGGCAACCCTGTTGGTGCTATGATTAATGCTTTCTTATTTTTAAAAGATGTAATTACTCAAAATTGGGATACTATTAAAAGTTTTGCTATGACTTTATGGGATAACTTAGTTGGTGCATTTAATTATGTGAAAGATGTTATATTAGGTGTTTGTGATGTGGTTGATGGAATATTTATGCCAATATGGGAAGCAGTATCAAATGGATTTAATATAGTCAAAGATATTATTTTAGGTGTATGTGATATTTTAGGTGGAGTATTTTTAGAAATTTGGAATGGTGCTATCGATGCTTGGAATTTTATGAAAGGTACAATTTCCGATTTATGTGATACTATAACCAATGTATTTTTAAAGGCTTGGGATGGAATAATGAAAGCATTAGATGCTGTATTACATCCTATTGAAACAGCAAAAAATGCTTTTGGAAAACTTATAGATAAGTTAAAATTTTGGAATAATACAAAAGTAGAGGATAAAACTATAAATATTACAGAAAACACTAAAAAGACTACTGAAACAGTTGGTGGAGCAAATAAGACAGGGGTAGCAACAGTCATTGCAAAAAATCCTAAATCTACAACATTAGGTACTACTAATATCAATGAAGTTAAAACAATAGGTACTATAGGTGAAGGTAACAAATTAGGAACAATTACAACTACTGTTAAAAATCCTAGACATGCTTTGGGTACTGCATACTTTAAAGGTGGAGTAACAGGAATTAATGAAGGTGGAAGAGATGAAACTGCAATTTTACCTGCTGGAACTCAAATCCTAAGTCATGAAGAAGGTAAATCACTTCAAAAGAATAATGTTGAAAAACAAGTAATTATAAAAGAAGTTGAAAGTAAGAAAAGTTCGGATAAAAAAATAGAATTACATATTCATATTGCTGGTAATTTTATAGGTGAAAAAGAACATATGGAAAAATATGGAGAATATACAGTAAATAAAATTTTAGCAGCTTTAAATAATATGTAGGATAGGAGATAAGAAAATGAATATAATTTTTATAGTTGAAGATAATGGACTACAACAAGAAATGGTAAATATTCCAGTAGTTCAAAATATAGAGCCAGTAAACTGTGAAACAATGGATGAAGAGTTTAATACAATTAATGGAAAAACTCTTAATTTAATCGGTGGTAAAGGACTTAGAAGCTTTTCATTTTCTTCTTTTTTTCCATCTAAAAGATATAGTTTTGTAAGTTTCTTTAATTTTCAACCTCCAAAATACTATATAAACTTTTTTGAAAAGTATAGAGATGCAAGAGTACCTTTAAGAATTATTATAGTTGATAAGTACAGAGTAGTCTTAAATATGTTATGTAGATATAATTTTACTTATTCTTTTAGAGATAAGGCTGGAGATGTTCCATATACTTTGGATATAAAAGAATATATTTTACCTGATAATGGTGATGACAGTGTATAAGACAATAGTAAAAGAAATAGATGTAACAAATTATATAAGAGATTTAACTTGGAGAGATAGCATTGATACATTAGGAGTTGAGGTAAGTTTTGAACTTGCAGTAAACAAGTTTGATAAAAATTTATCTTTTCTCTATGACATTACTTTGGGTGATCCAGTTCAAATAATCAATGAAAAAGGAGAAACATTAGTACAAGCTATTATAGTATCAGAAAGTCCTAATGGAAAGACTACATCATTTACTGCTTATGATATGGCTTGGTATTTGAATAAATCAACTGTGATAAAACAATTTAAAAAGATGGTAGGGAATGACTGTATTAAGTCCTTATGTAGTGAAATTGGAATAAAAGTTGAAGTAAGTGGATTAGATACTAAGATAGATAAAATTTACAAGGATAAGACTATCTCAGGCGTTATTTATGACATCATAGAACAATGTTCACAATTCAATTCTAAAAAATTTTTTATTGAGTATGATAAAGGCACTCTAAAAGTAGGGCCATTCAAAAAAATAAAGGTTACTGGACAATATGAAATGCATAAAAATGCTTATATAGATGTAGCTAAAAATATTGGAGAGGTTTCACTTAGTAGGTCAATAGTTGATATGAAAAATTCTATACTAGTTGTAACACAGGATAAAAAAGCTGTCAGAACAATAGGAAAAGAACAAGATAATGAAAATATTAAAAAATATGGTATGTTGCAAGAAGTAATAACACTAGATGAAAAAGAATTTAAAAAAGCTAATTTAGTTGCAAAAAATGAATTAAAAAAATTAAATAAGATTACAGAAGACTTTTCTATTGATATCTTAGGTGATGATAAAGTTAAGAGTGGTAGAGTCATTGATATAGACATACCACTTTTTAATTTAAAAGGTGAGTATCTAATAAAAGAAAGTTCTCACAGTGTACAGAATGGAATCCACAGAATAAATTTAAAACTGGAGGTGTTTAAAGAGTGAGTGAAAATCAAAAGTCTTGGGATATAGCAGTAGCAGAAAAATTTAAAGAAAGAGAAAATCCAAGTCCGATAGGTGCTGTTTTAGGTAAGATTTTAAAACCTCTCCCTGACATCTCTATTGAGCTTTTAAATGGTTATGGTGTTATTGATAGTGATAAAATTTATTTATCTAATGCAATAACTAATAGATTAGCTATTGAATGTACTATGAAAGAATTTGAAAGTGAAGGTAATAAATCAACTACTTGCAAAATTAATGATTTAAACACAGAAGGAGCAGGTAGTGATAGTGGAGGAGATACTAATTTAAGTTTATCAGGACATAGTGGTACTTATGCTGATAGTTCAAGTGAAAAAGACAATAAAGATAAAGGTAAATTTATATTGCAGACGGTTTTTAATCTAAAAAAAGGAATGTATGTGCTTGTTATACCTAACACAGAGGAGGACAAGTTTTTTGTAGTAGATGTTTTTAATTATGCTCCAGAGGTGAGTTTAGAATGGGAATATTACCAAAAATAGATTTTATTGATTACTCTAAACAAGACATAACTAATGGTAAAAACAGTAATGGTAAAACATTTTTAATAGACTTTCAGAAAAAGAAATTATTAAAAAGTAATGGACAATTAATAAAAACAGATGATGAAAGAGCTGTTAGAATGTGGATTGAAAAGGTTCTTTTAACTGAAAAATATAAATGGAATATTTATAAATACAATGGACCTAATCAATATGGAATGAAATATAAGGCTATGTTACTTAGTCAAAGATTTCCTACACCTGTTTTATATAGTGAGTTTGAGAGAGAATTAACTGAAACAATGAAGAAAAATAAACAAATAATAGAAATTAGAAATATTGATATAAAGTTAGAAAAACATACCTTGAAAACCAAATTTGAAGTAGTGTTAAAAAACTTCAAAACATTTGAATGGGAGGGGTATCTATGATAATAAAAAAAGAATGGAAAGAAATTTTAAAAAATATGCTTAACCAGGTAAATGATGAATATGATAAGACAGAAGGAAGCTTATTTTATGATAACTTAGCACCTGTAAGTATAGAAATAGAAGAGATAAGAAAAACCTTAGAATATATATTTTTAAATTCTTTTGCAGAAACAGCAGAAGGTGAGTATTTAGACAATATATGTAAAGAGGTAGGAGTATTTAGAAGAAAAGCAACTAAATCAAAGGGTACTGTAATTATAAAAGGAGTACCAGGAACAGTTGTGGAAGTTAATACCAAAGTTGCAAGTGATACCTATATTTATTTAACTACACAAGAAAAAATAATATCTGCTGCTGGAAGTGTTGAAGTTCCCATTGAAAGTGAGAAGTATGGGAAAATATATAATATTCCAAAAGGAACTATTACAAATTTTCCTGTAACTATTCCAGGATTAAATGAAGTAATAAATAATTCTGAAACTGTTGATGGTTATGATGGAGAAACAGATGATGAATTAAGAGAAAGATATTATTTCAAAGTTAGAGAGCCAGTAACATCTGGTAATATTTATCATTACAAAAAGTGGGCTTTTGAAGTTGAAGGAGTAGGAGGAGTTAAAGTTTTTCCATTATGGAATGGAAATGGTACTGTAAAGGTAGTTGTAGTAAACAGTGATATTCATGAAGCTGATGAAACTTTACTAAAAAGAGTAAGAGATTATTTAGAAGAAGTTAGACCAATAGGGGCTACTGTTACAGTAAAAAGTGCAATAGGTAAAGCTATATCAATTTCAGGTACTGTTAAAATTTCTAAAAATATAAAATTTGATGAAGTAAAAACAGAGTTTGAAACAAAAGTAAAAGAATATTTTAGAAAAGTAGGATTTAAACAGGATTATGTGAGTTATGCACAATTAGGAAATATCTTATTAAATATTCAAGGGGTTAGTGATTATGATGACTTAAAAATAAATAATACAACTTTAAATGTACAGTTAGCAGCTGAGGAGATTCCAAAGTTAACAACAATCACTTTACAAAAAGAGGTGATATAGTTGGAAGCTAAAAGACTAATGAGGCATATGCCAAAGTATTATAGAGGTATTTTAGAAATAACTTTATTACAAAAAGTAATAGAAAAAGAATTAGATACAGTTGATTTAATCTCAAAAGATGTATTAAATCAATTTTTTATTTACACTGCTACCTGGTCCTTACCAATTTGGGAAAGAATATTTGGTTTAAGTGTTGGAGATAAAACAAGCAATATTGAAGAAAGAAGAGAAAATTTAATTTCTAAGTTAAGAAGTTATGGAACTACTACAAAAGAGATGATAGCAAGAGTTGCCAAAACTTTTACAAATGGAGAAATTGAAGTTGTAGAAGATAATCCAAACTATGCTTTTAAAATATTATTTACCTCTATTGTTGGAATACCTAAAAATATTGAAAACTTTAAGGCAGTAATAGAAGTTATAAAACCTGCACATTTGAATTTTAGTATTGAATTTAGATATAACACACATAACCAAGT